TGAAATATCCATCAATGGAAGAGTTTATTAAAACTAATTTCTCTTCTGATGGTGAAGTGGCTGTTGATGATACATTTAAATTGATTGCATCTTGTGTGGAGCAAGTTTATTCTGAAGAGGAATCTTGGGCTGGTGCTGATTGTACAAAGAAGGAATTGTCTGATTTTGTAGAATCTCTTAATTCAAAACAGTTTAAAGATATTGAAAGATTCTTTGATACTATGCCTAAATTGTCACATACCGTTAAGGTGACTAATCCAAAAACAAAAAAGGAAAATGAAGTTGTGTTGGAGGGTTTGCAGAGTTTTTTCGTATAAGTATGGCTCATGAAGATCTTGAGTCATACTATAAGATTAATTTTGCATTGATGCAACACCATAAATATAGCTTAACAGAGTTAGAAAATATGATGCCGTGGGAAAGAGAAATCTATCTCGCTCTTTTACAGCAATATATTGAAGAAGAAAACTTAAAGCAGCAACAAAATGGCTGAGATAAATTCACCAATATCAGGAGGGATACGTGCAGTAAGACGTAACGTTTCTTCTAACATCTTTACGGGTGGTGGTGTCATAAAACAGAAGCAAGATTCTGTAGCAACTAATGCTACTTTTAGAAATTCTGTATTGTTGGGAAATATTTCTAAGCAAGTTGATAATGTAAGTGCTCAAACTGGTATATTAAATAAGGCGTTACAAGTAATATCAGCAAATTTAGCAACTAGTTCTGCTTTAGATAGGAAAAGACAAGAAGCAAATGCTAGGAGAGAGCAACAGTTAATAGAAGGTGGATTAAGGGACGGAAAAGAAAGAGCGATAGAAAATAATATTCAAAAAGCTCTTATGGCTCCTATTAAGAAAATAGGTGCTAAAGTTCAATTAGGGTTGGGTAAATTAGTTAATGTGTTCTTTATATTAACTGGTGGTTGGTTAATAAACAAAACTATTGATATGCTTAGAGCTCTAAGTGGTGATAATCAAGAAAAGTTTGTAAAGATAAGGAATGATTTAATAAAAGGATTGTTAATTATAACTGGAACAGTTGCACTCTTTACTGCGGCTTTTGGTGGATTAGGTCTAGGTCTAGGTAAACTTGGAATAGCATTAGCGACAGTTGCCCTTGGTGGTATGCTTGGAAATCCGTTAATGAAGTTGAAAAATGCCATATTTGGAACGGCTAATAAAGCAAAGGATATGGTTGGTGGTGCTGCTCCTTCTACAACGGGCGGTTCTAAATCTAAGACAACAACACCTGGTAAAGGAAATCCTAAGTCTGGAATTAAACCTAAAGGTGGTGGATTAGCTGCTCCTAGTAAGTTTTCATTATTCATTACTACTATGTTCGGAGCAAAGAACGTATTAGAAGGAAAACCATTTCAATATGAAGTTGTAGATCAAGGATTGGGATATGGTTCGGCTAGTGTTGGTGGTATGATCGGTAGTAAAGTTCCTGGACCTGCTTGGTTTAAGGCACTAGCAGGTGTAGTTACCAGTATAATTTTCTTTAATGAAGGTTACAAATTTAGGGCTGGAGTTCAAGATGCAGTAGGCGAAGATAAATTAAACGAACTTCGGGAAGATTTGGAATCAGGTGGTATTTCGCCTGGAGCAATGAGTCCTATAACGGATGAAGATTTACTTTATGATCTTGTAGATCAGAGACCACGAAGAGAAGATTTTAAGATAGGTGGAAGTGGAACAAGGGAATATAAGAGAGCTTTAGAAGAATTTGAAGCAGATAATGGTGATAGGATATTAGAATTAAAGGGTAGAGTTGATGCACAGAAAAAACAAACTAATGTTGATCCAGTAGCAAAGCAAGAAGCAAAGATTGATCCATCAACTACTAAAAAGGAACAAACTAAGAATTTATCTAAGGAATTGGGTTCTTTAGAAGAACCTTCTCCTAATATAATTCCATTTCCTAGTGGGGGTGAAGGTGCTGATCCTAATGCAGTAGGAGGAAATGTTGCTGCTGGTGGTGTTGGTGGAGGTGTTCCTGTTATACCTGCATCAAACAAAGATAATAGCTATGTATTTCTTGCATTCAAAAACTATCAGGTAGTTCCAAGTTAGTATGGATCCAACTTCTTTAATTAAATCGACTTCTAGTCTTAATAGAATAAGTAGATCGTTTAATGGACTTTCTGCTAGTATTACTCGTTCTAGTTTTTTAACTAGATCTATTGCTAAGACTATTAATGAAGATAATAGGAGTAAAAAGATCGCTATATCTACTGATGGATCATTCTTTAGAAAAAGAAGAGAGTCTATTCTAAGGAGAAAAAGGGAAGAACAGGTGGAAGCAACTGGAGTATCAGGTGTTCTCAAACAAAAAGGAAAAATTGTAAAAGATACTGGAAAAGGATTTTTAGGTAGAGTACTTAGCTTTATTGGAATAATTTTATTAGGATTCTTAGTTACTAAACTACCTGCTATGTTAAAAGGTGTTCAGGCACTAATTAAGAGGATTCAACAAGTAGTTGGTATTCTTACTGGTTTTGTAAATGGAGTAATTGGTATATTTGAGGGAATGGGTAAGAAGTTGGATCAGATAATTAGTTTTTTAAATCCTTTTGATAAACTGGGAGAGCAAAAAGAAAATGCCCAGAAGACTGTTCAAGATGTTCAAAAGAAGCAAGCTGGATTGACTAACGGTTTCATTAATAGTGTTAATAGGTATAAAGATGATTCTGATTTAGATGAAATAATAAAAGAAATTGAGCAGAAAAGAAATAGACCTTGGTGGAATCCACTTGGTTTTGGGGAGGATGATAATAGTGGAGATTCGGCAGAAACTGATGAAGAAAAATATAATGAATCTAAATCTAGTGAAGATAAAGCATGGAATGATTTAAGTCAGAAAGAACAAGAAGAATTTATAAAGAAGAATACCCAAGTAAAATCAGCAGAAGATATGGGTGTCCTGACCATGAATCAGGGTGGAGAACTTAAGAAGGGTGAAGCAGCAATCGTTGGTGATGATGCCAAAGGTAAGGGTAAAGATAGAGAATTATTCGTCCCTAATCAGGACGGAGTTATTCTTCCAAATAATATAACTGAAAAATTCCTTGAAGCATCTAGCTTCTTAGAATCTAAGAAACTATCTTCTTTAAAAATAGGTAAAGAATATGATGTCAATATTCCACCTAGCAGAATTGATTATCCACAAACTGTTACTGGATTTAGAGAATTTACAAGGGATCTTAAACAATGGGGTAAAGATAATCCGTTAGGAACAAAGTTTGGTCAAAAAGTGGAACCAAGTAATTCTATGATTGAATCCCTAAAGAGTGTTGGTGATTCATTAAAGCCTCAGATGGAATCAGTTGCTAATGAGTTGAAAGAGGTTATTGATACACCAGAAATGCAAAAGACTATTACGAATGTGAAGAAAAGTATGCAAGGTGTTCTTAAAGAGATAACACCAAAAAGAAAGGGTCAAACAATCATGATTCCTGCACCACAAGGAGGTCAATCTAAATCGTCTGGTGGTGGCGGTGGTGTTCTTCCTCCTACTTCTTCTACATCAGGAGCCGCAAGTGGTAGGTTAAATATAAAGGAATATCATAAACATTTAACAACGTTAATTACAGCATATACTTAGATGGAAGCATTAAAAAGATCGGTATACGAAGAAATCATAATTGAATCAACAGACGGTTCAAAGACGGTTGATATTGCTCCTGGTACTGTGATGATTGATTATTATGAGGATATATTTTCACCAACTCTTACTGCTAAATTGCAAGTTACTAATGATGGTGCTAGTATAAAAGGTGAAGATGGTACGCTTCAATCAATTTACAATGGTTTACCTTTAAGGGGTGGAGAAACAGTTACTTTAAAGATTAAGGGTAATAATGAACAGAATCCAGGAATGGATTTATCGTTTTTTGTATCCAGTATCAGTAATGTACTTTCAAAGAAAAATACAGAATCTTTTACATTAAATTTAGTTTCTATTGGTGCAATAACTAATGAAACATCTAGAGTTGGTAGAAAGTATCCAACATCTAATAAGATATCAGAATCGGTTAAAGATATAGTTAAAAACTATTTGATGGATAAGCGTGATGTTGATGTAGATCCAACACAAAACCCATATGGATTTATTGGTAATATGAGAAAACCATTTACCCTTTTAATGTGGTTAGCATCAAAATCTGTACCTGAAAAATCTAAAGATGATGCTACTGCAGGATATCTATTTTATGAAACTGTGACTGGATTTCATTTTAGATCTATTGATAGTATAATAGATGGCAAACCAGTAGCAAAATATTATTCAAGTGAAATTATAAAGCAGGGAAATAATGACTATAAAATTATAAGGTATAGTACGTCTTTAAATGCGGATGTATTAGGTAAACTTCAAAGAGGTGCTTATTGTAGTTATAGAATATTTTTTGATCCATTAACTTTTAATTACACAGATCCAACTAAAGGTCCATTTAAATTAGAAGATTACAAAAGTGCTGCAACTTTAGGTAAAGATGTTGTTCTACCAGGTAATCTTGGTAATGCTCCTAGTAGATATGTTACTGCTATTATGGATAGAGGAACTATGGAGAAAGGTGCATCCAAGAAAGAAAATGCTGATCCAACTCTCAGTCAATCTCAATCATTAATGAGATATAATTCTGTATTTTCTCAGAAACTTAGTATGACAATACCTTCTAATACTAATTTGGAAGCTGGTGATATTATTGAATGTGAATTTGCTCTTACTACACATGAAAAAAATACAATTGATACTGAGCAAAGTGGTCTATATATGATTAAAGAATTGTGCCATCATTTTGATGTAAGTGGTTCATATACTTCATTAACACTAATTAAAGATACATTCGGAACTAAAGCGAAATGATAGAAGAATCAATATTAAAAAGTAATTTTGTAGGAAGAGATGGATTTAAGTGGTGGATCGGTCAGATTGCACCTGAAGATTGTCAAGGCGATCAGATCAATCAAACTGGTGATGCATGGGGAAATAGAATTAAAGTAAGGATTATGGGTTATCATCCCCAAGATCCAATTGAATTGCCTGATAAGGATTTACCTTGGGCTCAGATTTTATTACCAGCAACCGCAGGATCTGGTGGTGCAGGTGTATATCGATCAACTAGATTAACACCAGGAGATAGTGTATTTGGTTTCTTCCTTGA